GGACGTGTGCTCTTCCGATCTCGTGTCGAGGAGGGCCGTCAACGGCAGGGCCTACCGCGGGAAGTTCGACGCGGCCGGGCTGCCCAAGAGGGCCGCGGCGTCCTGCTACGTCGAGGCGCGCCGCATCCTGCGCGACCGCGACGGCACCGACGGCGAGCGCATGAGCGTCGTCTCGTGGAGGACGGGCGAGAGGGTGTGCGACACGTTCGGGCTGGGCACGCAGGCGGAACGTGTCGGCCTGACGCTCGGGCAGTACCGCCGGGCCGCCTCTACCGATGGCGGCGTGGTCGTCCTGCACAACCACCCGGCCAGCACGAGGCCGTCGTGGGCAGACCTCAAGAGCGTGGCGGCCCACGACTTCGTGAGGGCGTCGCTCGTCCTGTGCCACGACGGCACCGTCTACGTCATCTCCGGCACATCTTCCCAGCTCATCAAGGCGTATCACGGTATACTGAGCGAATGCAGGGCCAAATACGCGGGCTCGCTCCCCGAGGAATCAATCGAAATGAAGGCCCTCGACGAGCTATACAGGAGAAACGAGGTGGAGAGATGGCTGAGGATAAGAAGACTCTGACGCTCTGGGACTTTTACGATACAGACAGGCAGTTCGAGGGAGGCCTCGTCATCGACGACCGTCCCGGTGCGGGAATCTACGACCACCTCAAATATCTCGACGAGGAGGGTCGCGAGAGACTCATCAGGACTCTGCCCGAGGACTTCGTCGCCGGGTTCGACCTCTCGCTGCTCCCACCCGCCGGAACAGCCGCGTAAGCTCGGCACGACACACGCCCAAGACTCTACGGCCCCGCCCTGAGCGGGGCTTTTTCATGCCCGTGCCCCCCGTTAGCGCGGCGCGACCATCTTCCCCGAAGAGGGGAGAGGCCCCTCGCGTCCCAGGGAGGGAGCCTACATGGGCAACGAAGCAGACGCCGCCGCGGCCGAGGGCACAGAGCCCCAAGACACCGAGGCAGGCGCCAAGCCCCAGAACACCGGAGAGGGAGAGGGCGCAGAGCCCCAAGACCCCAAGCCGGCCGAGGGCAAGAACACCCCCAACGTCCACAAGCTGGAGCGCGACGTCGCGAACCGCGACAAGCGCATCGCCGAGCTGGAGGCGCAGCTGAAGGCCAGGGCCGACGAGGGCGCCGGCTACGAGTCGCGACTCGCCGAGCTGGAGAAGTCCTTCGCCGCGTCCAAGGAGGAGGCGGCCAAGGCCAAGGCCGACGCCGCGCTCACCAAGGCAGGCTGCGTCGACTGCGAGCTCGGCAGGACCGCGCTCGCCGCCTTCGACGGCGACGTGGAGAAGCTCGCGGAGGCGAAGCCCTTCCTCTTCAAGGCGCAGGGCCAGATGGGCACGGGCGGCAGGCAGGCGGGCACCGCCGACGCCGCCCCGAAGTCCATCAAGGAGGCCCTGCGGCAGACGAACCGCTAACCCCAGAAAGGAGCCAACATGGCTATCACCCTCGCCGACCTCGCGACCAACTCCACCGACAAGATGGTGCAGGGCTTCGTCAACGAGACGATCACGGACAGCTACCTGCTCTCCGCGCTGACATTCGACGACTGCATGACCGCGAACGGCACCTCCGACCTCATCTACAACTACAAGCGCGTGAAGACCCCGGCCGCAGCCGCGTTCCGCGCCATCGGCTCCGAGCCCGCCGAGACCGCGCCCGTGGTCGAGAAGAAGTCCACCGCGGTCGGCATCCTGTCCGACAAGTGGACCATGGACCGCGTTGCCAAGGACGCCGCCGGCGACCTCTACGAGCTGTACCTGGAGGAGTCAAAGAACGCGATCATCCGCAAGTTCAACTCCACCTTCATCTCCGGCGACACCACCAAGGAGGCCAACGGCTTCGACGGCCTCGCCAAGGCGCTGAGGGGCTCCTCCACCGAGTCCACCTCCAAGACCGACCTGACCACCGTCACCCAGGCGGCCGCGCTCGCCTACATGGAGGAGCTGGACACCATGCTCTCCGGTCTCATGCGCACCCCCGACGTGCTGCTCATGAGCCCCGCGCAGCGCGTCAAGCTCAACGCCTGCCTGCGCGTGGTCGGCCTCGGCACCCAGACCATGGAGACCGCCGGCCGCGTGGTCCCCTCCTACGGCGGCATCGCCATCCAGGAGATGCGCGACGGCGCCCTCTCCACCGGCGACGTCTACGCCTGCTGCCTCGGCATGGACGGCGTCCACGGCGTCACCCTCGCCGGCGGCAACGCCGTGTCCGTGACCCTGCCGGACTGGTCCGCCCCCGGCGCGGTCAAGACCGGCGACTGCGAGCTCGTCTGCGGCCTCGCCGTGAAGGCGACCAGGGCCGCCGGCGTCCTGCACCCGAAGGCCGCCGCGTAGCATGGCGCCCGAGCTGACCTTCGCCGACTACGCCGGCGACCTCTACCGCGGCTCGCTGGACGAGGACGCCTTCATGGCGGCCCTGCCCAAGGCGCGCGCCCGCCTTACGGAGCTCACGGGGGCCGACGTCCCCGCCGGGCACGCGCAGGCGTGGATGGGCGCCCTGTGCGCCATGGTCGATCGCGTCGGCGGCATCGACAGCCAGGGCGTCAAGTCCGAGACCGTCGGCTCGACCAGCGTCACCTACGACGAGTCGCGCTCTGGGTCCACCGACCTCGACGCCGTCTCGCCGTGGCTGGCCGGGACCGGCCTGCTCTACAGGGGGCTGGCATGATTGGCTGGGAGAAGGTCACCGTGTGGCGGCGCGGCTCCGGCCGCTGGGTCCGCTTCCTCTACTCCGGCGTGCGCGTCGAGCAGGAGGAGGGCGAGGCCCCGTCCGCCGTGGGGCCGATGACGGCCGGCGCCACCCGCGTCTTCTTCCCGGTCGACCCCGACGTCAGGCCGGGCGACGCCCTGCAGGTCGGCGCGAGCCGAGAGGCCGAGCCTCCCGCCGAGGTGCTCACGGTCGCCACCGTGAGGCCCTGGTACATGAGGGGCTATCACCACCACACGGAGGTGACGGCGAGATGAGGCTGAGGCTGAGGTCGGTCGACGTCTCCGGCGCGGCCGAGAAGGTCGACGCCGCGAGGCGCGCCGCCCTCGGCATTACGGCTGAGAACGTCCTGGAGGGCTGCACCGAGTACGTGCCCTACGACACGGGCGCCCTGCAGGCCTCCGGCGCCACCCGCCAGTCCGGCGACAAGGCCTACGTCGAGTGGGGCGGGGACGGCGAGACCTCGCGCTACGCGAGGACTCAGTACTACAACGCGTTGAACCACGACACGGCCCAGAACGCCCTCAGGGCGCCGAGGGCCACAGACCACTGGTACGACCACGCGCACGCGGACCACGGCGACGAGTGGAACCGCGTGTTCGGGGCCGCCATGAAGGAGAGGCTATGAGCACGACAGACATCTCCAAGCTCGTGACCGACTGGGTATCCGACGTGCTCGGCCACGACATCGACGTCGCCTACGGCTGCTTCACTCGCCGAGCGGACGCCTGCATGGTCAAGGCATCCCCCGGCGAGCCGTGGGTGCGCCGCTACCTCTCCGGCGGTGGCGTGCGCCGCTTCGGCTACGAGGTCTACCTCCGGGTGATGCCACGCGGCGACGAGGAGCCGCGCATCGACGCGCTCGCTCGCCTCCGGCTGCTGCAGAGGGCGGTCGAGTCCGGTGAGTGCCCAGACGGGGTCTCCGTGCGCAGCCACGAGGTCACGAGCCTGCCGGCGCAGTACGCGACCGAGCAGGACGGGGCCGTGGCGTACCAGATGCAAGCGACAATCACCTACATGGCGTAGGCGAGGAAGGAGCAAGAAATGCCCGGAAGCGACACCGCGGGCACCGCCCGCAAGCCCGTATCCATCTACGAGATCCAGCACTGGGTCAAGTTCCCCGGCGAGACCGCCTACGTGCAGGTCACCGAGGACACCAAGGCCGACTCCAGCCGCGACACCAACACCTACGAGCCGACCTACCTCGACCGCAAGGTGCAGCCGAAGTTCGTGCTCGGCCGCACCGACACCGTCGAGTTCGAGATCGACGCGATGGGCCCCGGCGGCATCCAGCAGAAGCTGGCCAAGTACGAGGACGAGACCGACGTGGCCGTCGAGTACGTCCGCACCATCGGCTACGACTTCGAGAAGGGGGCCGCGGTCGCGCAGACCGCCCTCGTGGCCAAGCACGCGCAGGCCACGCTCAACATGAACCCCTTCTCCGGCGACGACATCGCGCCCATCGTGATGAACCCGACCCTGACCATCACGACCGAGTACGACACCGGCACCTTCGACGCGACAAAGGCGACCTTCACGCCCGCGACCGCGTCCGCGTAGCCGCGAGGAAGCCCTCCCAAGGGAGCCGCCCGGAGCCGAGAGCGCCGGGCGGCTTTTTGCGTTACCCGTGGCCGACGATGCCGCCACGTAAACGGCCTACGACCCTTGGGAGGAAACCATGGCCAAGAGCTACACGCTGCGCAAGAACCCGACGGAGCAGATCACCATCGACGACGAGGAGTACGAGGTCGAGCTTGGCAACCCCAGCTTCATCTTCGCCGCCGACGAGTGGCGCCGCGCGCTCACCGGAATCTCAGAGAAGCTCGGCGAGGACGACCAGATGAAGGCGCTGCGCGAGGCCGCGAGGAGCGGCCGCGAGATCGTCGCGTCCGCCATGGGCGAGCAGGCGGCAGACCGCCTCGTCGGCGGCCCGAACGCGCTCAACGTCTACCGCATCATCGACGTCATCCGCATCCTCGTCGACGTGGTCGGCTCCGACGAGTCGATTGAGGCGATGCGCGCCGCCGCCGGCTCAACTGACACGCTCGACGAGGACTAGCCTTGCTCGGGGTGATCCTTCACGGGGCGCCGTCGACCGTCGAGGTCGGCGGCGCCCCCGTCCATGTGCGCAGCGGGTTCCGCGCGGGGCTGCTCGCCGAGACGCTCGACAGGGGCACGGCGGAGGGCCGCACGGACCTCCTGAGGTGCCTCTATGCCAAGGACGGGGAGTTGCCGCGCGAGGTATCGCGCAGGCCGGCAGAGGCGCTGTCCGCGGGCCTTGCGTGGCATGACGCCGCGTGGGGCCTCGTCGGCTACGGCGAGACGCCCGGCGGCGCGAATCGCCCCGGGCGCCCTGCGCCGCGCCGGGTGTTCGACTGGTCGGAGGACGCCTGGATAGTCGCCGCCGACTTCTCGCGGTTCTACGGCATCGACCTCGCCGACCCCGCCACCCAACTCCACTGGTACCGCTTCATGGCCCTGTTCCTCTCGCTGCTCCGCACGCCCGATTCCCTCGTCGCGGCCGCCGTTTCGGCCCGCTCGCCCCTGCACGGCGGCTCGAAGGAGGCCCGCGCCGAGCACTCGCGCCGGGCCCGCGCCTGGGCGTTATCGCCAACGGACGATGAGCTGCGCAAGGCCGCGGAGGCGAGGTTCTAGGGGGGTAGCTGGTGGCTGACGGCAAGGTTGTAATCGAGATTCTCGGAGACCCGGCGAAGTTCAACGAGGCGGTGTCCGGCCTCTCTGCGTCGACGTCCTCCGCGCTCTCTCGCGTCTCCTCGTCCATGGTCGGGTGGGGAGCGGGGCTCTCCGCCGCGGTGACGGCCCCATTGACCGCCGCCGGCGTGAAGGCCGCCCAATGGGCGCTCACCACGGCCAGCGCCGCCGAGCAGGCCGACATCGCGCTCTCGACGATGCTCGGCCCCGAGCGCGCCAAGCAGATGATCGCCGACCTCACCGACTTCGCCAAGAAGACGCCGTTCGAGATGAGCGGCCTCACCGACGCCACCCAGAAGCTGCTGGCATACGGCTTCGCGGCCGAGGACGTCATCCCGACGCTCACCGCCATAGGCGACGCCACGGCGGCGCTCGGCTCAGGCCAGGAGGGCATCGACGCCTGCACCCGAGCCATCGGGCAGATGCAGGCCAAGGGCAAGGTCATGTCCGAGGAGATGCTGCAGCTCACCGAGCAGGGCATCCCGGCCTGGAAGTACCTCGCGGAGGCCCTCGGCACCGACGTCGCGGGTGCGCAGGAGATGGTCACGAAGGGCAGCGTCGACGCCGCGACGGGCATCGCCGCGCTGAAGGCCGGCATGGAGGGCGACTTCGGCGGCCTCATGGCCGAGCAGTCGAAGACCCTCTCCGGAGCGCTCTCCAACCTCGGGGACGCCGCCGAGGGCGCCGTGAAGGAGGCCTACAAGACAGACGCCTACAAGGAGCTCGCGTCCTCCCTCGCCGGCCTCGCCGACCCGCTCGGCGAGCTGGTCGGGGACCTCATGCCAACGCTGGAGGGGGCCATGTCCTCGGCGGCGGGCGCCGTCTCGGGCCTGTCCTCCGCCGTCTCCGAGCTGTCCCCAGAGCAGGTGTCGGCCGTCGCGCAGGCGCTCGGCCTCGCGGCCGCCGCAGGTCCCGCGCTGATGGTCGCCGGCAAGGCGCTCGGCTCCGCCGCCGCCCCGGCCGCCGCGCTGGAGAAGGCGATGGGCCTTCTCGCCCCGGCCAGCACCGCCGCCGCGAAGGCCGCCGGCACGGCGCTGCCCGCCGCGGCCAAGGGGGCGTCGGGGGCGTTCGGGGCCGTGAGGGGGGCCATCGGCGAGGGCATCGCCTATGTGCAGCTCTTCCGCGAGGACGCCGAGGGGATGGCCGGTCTCACGTGGGACGCGCTGTCCGGCGGAGCCAAGCGCGCGACCGACGTCGTCGTCAACGGCCTGACCGAGGCCGACGTGGCGCTGGCCGCGTTCAAGCAGGACCCGCTCGGCCGCATCACGGGGTCCTTCGGCAGGCTCGCCTCGACCGCCGGGCCAGCGCTCTCCCGCATCGGGCCCGCCGCCGTTAACGCCGCGGCCGGCGTGGCGTCGGCCTTCGGAGGCTCCGTCGTGGTCGTGGGCGCCCTCGCCGCCGCGTTGGGAGGGGCCGCCCTCGCCGGCCAGATGCTGGGCGTCGACATGGGCTCCGCGCTCCAGGGCGTGGCGTCCTCCGTCTCCGGCCTCTCCGGCCTCGTCGGGCCCGTGCTCGACGCGATCGCGCAGGCGGCCCCGGCCGCCGCGTCCGCGCTCGCCGCGAACGGCCCGGCCATCGCCTCGGCCGTCGCGGGCCTCGCCCAGACCATCGTGTCCGGCGTCGAGGGCTGCGTCCCGCAGCTCGTCGAGCTCACCGGCGCGGCGGCGCAGGTCATCTGCGAGACGCTCGTGGCGGCGGCCCCGGTGCTGCTGGAGGGCGCCATGCAGCTCTTCGCGGGCATCCTGCAGGCCCTGTCCGAGGTGGCCGCGCAGATGGCGCCCTACGTGCCGCAGCTCGTCTCCGCCCTTGCCGAGACGTTCGCCGCGAACGCCCCCGCGCTGCTCGTCGCGGCGGGCCAGCTGTTCCTCGCGATAGCGCAGGCGCTGCCGCAGGTGCTGCCCGCCGTCGTGGCCGCGCTGCCGGTCGTCATAAACGGCGTCGTGGCCGCGCTGCCGGCCTTCCTCGGCCTCGTGCTCTCCGCCGCCGTGAACCTGTTCCTCGGCATCGCCCGCGCCCTCCCGCAGGTGCTGCCGTCCGTGGTCTCCGCGGTGGGGTCGCTCATCGGCACCGTCGTGTCGAACATCCCGACGTTCATCGGCCTCATCATCGGCTCCGCCGTGACGCTATTCCTCGGCATCGCGCAGGCCGTGCCGCAGACGGTGGGCAGCCTCGTCTCCGCCGTGGGCTCGCTCATCGAGCAGGCGAGGGAGGCGATGATGGGCTTCGACTTCGCGAGCGTCGGCAGCAACATGATCCAGGGCGTCATCAACGGCATCGGCGGGGCAATCGGCGGACTGGTGGACGCCGCGGCGAACGCGGCGAGGAACGCCCTCGACTCCGCCAAGAGGGCCCTCGGCATCGCCTCGCCGTCGCGCAAGTTCCGCGACGAGGTCGGCCGCTTCATCCCGCTCGGAGCCGCCGCCGGCGTCGAGATGGAGGCCGACGAGTGGCGCAGGTCGGTCGACGGGGTCTTCTCCTACGTGCCGGAGGCCAAGGCGCCGGCCGTCGACTGGGAGGCGCTGCCGCTCGCCGACTCCCCGGCGCAGCGCGTCATGGCCACGCTCGGCACCCAGCTCTCCGGCGGCGCGCCAGACTCCGGCGCCCAGGACCGCGAGCGCTCCATCGCCGAGGCGATCGGCGAGCGCATCGACGCCGTCGGCGAGCGCATAGAGCGCGCGCTGGGCGAGCCGGTCGAGATGACGGTCAACAAGAGGGAGGCAGGCAAGATCGTGAGGGGATTGGTGGGCGCGTAATGCGAACCGACATGCGCTACGTGAACCGCAGGGGCGAGTCCATCGAGCTCGGTGGCTCCGTCGAGTCCCTGCACTACCTGAAGCACGAGCTTCGCAACTGGGAGTGGAGCTACTCCACCGGCAAGGGCTCTGGGCGCGTGACGTCCTTCTCGCGGCGCCCGTCCAAGCCCACCAAGGTCAAGCTCCCGGTAGGCATCGCGGCCAAGACCGCCGCCGAGGGCATCGAGCTGCGAAACCTCGTGCTCTCCATCGGCGAGCCGGACGTCGCCGCGGGCGAGCCGGGCGAGCTGTGGGTCGGCGGCTGGTCGATGCGCTGCTGGATCGTGGCCGGCGAGCCGGGCAAGTACTGGCAGGACGACCGATACGCCGAGATGACCCTCACCCTGCTGGTCGAGGACCCGTCGTGGGCGAGGCCGAGCGAGAGGGCCTTCGTCCCCGAGACGGCGTCCGCCAGCGGCGGCCGCGACTTCCCTCGCGACTTCCCGCTCGACCTGCGCCGTGAGCGGGCGTCGGCCACGCTCAGCGTGGCGGGCGAGTTCCCGTCCCCGTTCCTGTGGCGGGCCTACGGCCCGGTGACCTCGCCGTATATCAGGGTGGCCGGCAACCTATACCGCGTGAACGTCGAGGTGCCCGAGGGCGCGAGGCTGGAGGTCGACTCGCGCGAGAGGACGGTCGCCCTCGTCCTGCGCGACGGCACGCACGTCAACGTCTACAGCAAGCGCGAGCGGGGCGCGTCCGGCTCGGGCTCCTACATCTTCGAGCCGATGCCCTGCGGCGACTCCGACCTCGCGTGGGGCAACGACTGCCGCATGGACCTCATCACCTACGAGGTCAGGACCGCCGTGCCTTACGAGGAGGGCTAGATATGCCGGACATCTGCTACACCGACGCGAGCCGCGTCGACGCGGGCGTGCTTCGCGGCGCGTCCCTGAACACCGTGTGGGGCGACTCCGGCAACGACTTCGAGCTCACGGTGGACATCGCGTCGCCAGAGCGCATCGAGGACGGGGCGCTCGTCTACGTCGAGGGCACCGAGTACGGCGGCGTGGTCGACGAGCGCGAGGCGAGCTCGTCCGACGGCACGATCAGGTACCGCGGCCGCTCCTGGCACGGCATGCTGCGCGACCGGGTCCTGTGCCCCGACGCCGGGGCCGACTACCTGACGGTATCGGGCGAGGCCAACGCCGTCCTGCTCTCGCTCGTCTCGCGCATGGGCCTCTCCGACGTCATGACGGTCTCCTCCGCCGCGTCCGGCATCGAGGTGAGGCACCAGTTCGAGCGGTTCTGCGACGCCTACTCCGGCATCCGCGCCATGCTCTCGGCGTCCGGCGCGAGGCTCGCGGTGGCCTACGACTCGGCAGCCTCCCGCGCAGTGCTCTCCGCCGTCCCCGTCGTGGACTGGTCCGACGGCCCGACCTCCGACCAGGCGGGCGTCGACGTGACGAGGGTGAGCCGTCCCTACAACCACCTCGTGTGCCTCGGCTCGGGCGAGCTGCGCGACCGCGTCGTGCAGCACTGGTACGCCGACGAGGCCGGCAAGGTCTCCGGCAGGCAGAGCCTCTTCGGCGTCGACGAGCGGGCCACGACCTACGACTACTCCAACGCCGGCGCCGACGAGCTGTCCGTCAAGGGGCCGAAGAAGCTCTCCGAGTACCAGCAGGCCGATTCCATGGACGCCACCCTGGACGTCGACGGCGCCTACGCCGTCGGGGACGTGGTCCCCGGCACCGACGTAGGCACCGGCACCGAGGTGAGCGTGGTGGTCGGCACCGTCGACGCCACGGTCGACGAGCTCGGCGTGACCGTCACGTACAGGGCCGGCGGCACGGCGCAGTCCGGCGCGTCCTCCGGCTCCTCCGAGTCCTCCGGCTCCGGCGGGGCGGCGTATGCCGCGGGCGAGGGAATCTCCATCGTCGGCCGCACCATCTCAGCCGAGGTGACGCAGGCGAAGCTCGACGCCTTGGCCGAGGTCGCCAGGGGCGCCTCCAACACGGCTGCCGGGGCGTCCACCGCCGTCGCGAGGGAGGCGGAGGCGCGCGAGTCCGCCGACTCCGCGCTTGGCAAGCGCATCGACGCCGAGGCCGAGTCCAGGCAGGGCGCCGTCTCCAAGGTCTCCGAGGCCGTCGCGGCTCGCGTGGCCTCCGTCACGGGCTCCGGTGCGGTAACGGCTTCGACTGGCGCCGACATGGCCGTCACGGTCTCCCACGCGGCGTCCGGCGTGTCGGCGGGGGCCTACGGGCCGACCGCCGACTCGACCCCAGGCTTCGGCTCGAAGGTCACCGTCGGCGCGCGGCTCTCCATCGACGCCCACGGCCACGTGACGTCGGCTCAGGGCCGCTCGGTCACCATCCCGTCAGCCGTTGCCACGCATACGTCTGACGGGCTCATGAGCGCCGCCGACAAGAGGGCCCTCGACGCGGCCCCATCGACCTATCAGCCGGCGGGGGACTACCAGCCGGCAGGAGACTACGCCGCGTCCTCCCACACCCACGCTGCCTCCGACGTCTCGTCCGGGGTGCTGCCCGTGGCCCGAGGAGGCACGGGCAACGCGACGGGCAACGCCGCCACGGCGACGAGGCTGAGGAACGCCCGCACCGTGACGCTCACGGGCGCCGTCACCGGCTCCGCCTCCTTCGACGGCTCGGAGGACGTCACGATCACCTGCGAGGGACGGGGCGCCGCCGCGGGCTTCCTTGCCGCCCACCCCGTGGGCAGCGTCTTCGAGAGCACATCGGCCGTTAGCCCGGCGGGAGCATACGGCGGTACATGGGAGAGGGTTCCGAGCCTCGGAGCCTTCAAGTGGGAAAGGAAGGCCTAGCATGGCAAAGACCAGCGGCTACTCGCAGCTCGTCTGCGACAGGTGCGCGAAGACCCTGTACGCCACGGACAACGCCCCGGAGGCCCAGAGCTGGCGCAGCGTGAAGCGCTACACCGCCGACGGCACGGAGGTCTCGCGCCTGCTGTGCCCCGGCTGCTACGACGGCTACCGCACGCTCGCGTCCTCGCAGGACGCCGCGTTCGGAGACTTCATGGCCAAGAGGGGTGAGTAGCATGGCGTTCGACGGCGTCTTCGCCTTCCAGGGCAAGGAACACATCACCGCCTCGCAGCTCGGTCGCATCGTCGAGGGAGTCGCCGGCAAGGGCCGCTACGTGCTGCCGACGCTGGACCAGATGACGGCCAAGATGCAGACCGCGAACAAGGTGCGCGTCGGCACCGGAGACCTTGTCATGGACGGCCGCGTGGTCACCAACGAGGCCGCGGTCGACCTCACGGTCGAGAGCGGCACGTCAGGCTACAAGCGCAACGACCTCGTTGTTTGCCGCTACACCAAGAACGCATCCACCGGCGTCGAGAATTTCGCCGCAGAGGTGGTCAAGGGCACGCCCACCACCGGCACGGCCGCGGACCCAAAGGTGACCGAGGGCGACATCTCCAGCGGCTCCGCAAGCGCCGTGATGCCGCTGTGGCGCATCCCGCTCAACGGCATCACGCCCGGCGCTCCCGTGAGGATCGCGCCGGTGGCGTCGACTCTGAAGACCCTCGGGGATTCCGTATCCCACAACGGCGCGTCGCCGTTCGCGGGAGGCTACCTGTACCGCTTTGGGCCGTTGTGCCTGCTGCAGATCAAGAACATGACCATCCAGGCCGGCGTCGCCCGCAACGTGGGCAAGCTGCCGGTGAAGCCGTCGCTCGAGGTCGTCGGGGCCATCTCATACGGCAGCTCGGCGGGCTACGTCTCCGTCCACGAGGACGGGACCGTCTACTGCACGAGCGGGGCTTCCGGCGACTTCTCCGGCCAGGTCTGCTTCCTGGCCGGCTAGGCGGCGAACGTGACGCTCGCGTCGACCTGGCCCCACACTATCTCGTCCTGTCCGTACACGTGCGCCAGGTAGACGCCGCCGTCGGTGTCGACGCGGACCATGCCCCAGGCCGGGCCGTTGACGCCGAACAGCGCCATGACCCGCACGCGTGGGGCGCAGCCGTCGGCGAGTTCCGCGACCTTGACTGGGTTCGCCGCACGCGTGAGCGCATTGCTCCCGCTGACGTGGATGGTCACGCACCCGCCGCGCGCGAAGCCCTCGACGAGGAGGCTGTCGAAGACCTGCCTCTTGACCGGGGATACGGAATCCTATGCGGCAACCCAGACGGAGTGACCGATGTTGCGCCCGCCGGTAATGCTCGCCGCGCAGATAAAGGAGACTTGCCCCGCATCCGTGACGTTGACCGCTGCGGTGTTGTTGGTGACGATGCCACTGGAGTTGGCCAACACGGACGGCTCCTGGAAGCTATGGGCCGGACGGAACCCGACAGGCAGCGTTCCCGCGCTCCATAGCCCGGTTGTTTCCTGCACGAAGTTCCAGAACATCTCAACGACGAACCCTCTCTTGCGGTAGGCCACGAAGTCATCGGAGAAGCCCGCCCCATAGATGAACCGAAAGCCGACCTCTAGGGATACGGAATCCCCGAGGGTCCTCAGGCTCGCGACGGAGGGCAGCAGGAGCCTTGCCGTGGGGGTCAGGCCGGAGAGGGAGACCTCAGCGACGGCCACGGTGGCGGTGAGGTCGCCGTCGAGGATGTTCCCGGCGGTGTAGACCGGAGCCTTGGCCTCCTCCTCCCTCGCCGCGGCGGTGCCCTGGAGCACGGACCACGCGCCCTCCTCGACGTTTCCGTTGGACGGGTCGCGCTTGTACGTGTACGTCACGAGGTCCCGGCGGAAGGCGTTCTGCGAGCCGTTCGCCACCTTGACGCTCTCGGCCTCCTTGACGCGTACCTGGCGTCCGTCCATGAGGAAGACGCCGGTCCCGATGCGGACGGTGTTGGCGTCCGTCATGGTCGCGGCCAGGCGCTCGCCGACGTCGAGGGCGAAGCGGCCGCTGCCGAGCGCTCCGGCGTAGAGCGCGCCCACGTCCTCGCTGCCGACGTGGTTCCTACCCGCATGGGCCGTCACGAGCTCGGTCGTCACTTGGCATCACCCTCCAGGAGCCTGTCGATCGACTCGGCGTACGCCTTTCGCGCGGCGTGGAAGGCGATCGAGTGCTCCGGGCACAGGCACACCTTGCGGGCGGTGCCGTCGGCACCCTCCACCTCGCGCTGGACCTCCCAGCCGTAGCCGTCGCGCTCCGACTTCGGGACCGAGAGCTTCTTGCCGCACCCCCTGACGTCGCACTCCATGTGGCAGTATCCTTCCTCGTACATGTGTTCTCACCCTACTCCGTCTCGTAGCTCACCGTGGCCGTGCCGTACCTGTCCACCGTGAGCACCTTCTTCGTCACGGCCGCCGTGGCCGATATCCCCGTGCGCTGGTCCGTGCCGCCGACCACGTCGCCGATGTCGAAGCGGTCGTCCGCCGCGAGGAGCGTCACGCTCACCGACTGCGCCCTCGCGTAGTAGTCCTTGAGGCGCTTGGTGCCGTCCTCCACGAGTCTCGCCCTGTCCGCGCTGGTGTAGTCGTAGTACTCGGCGTGCTCGCGCACGCCCCTGAACGTCTGCGTCTCACTGACGTTGCCCCGCTCGTCCAGGTAGAGCTCGGCGCTCACGCGGTTCTGCTCCTCGTCCTGGCCGCGGGCCACGAGGTGGTTGACGTACTGGGCGTCGACGTCCACCAGCACGTCGACGAGGTCGCTGTCGAACCCCTCGTCGCGGCTCCAGTCCCTGACGGGGAGGGCGGAGAGCACGGCGCGCTCCCCGTCGTGGCGCACGCGCAGCTTCGCGCCGGCCGAGGCGAGCATCGCGCGTATGCCCGAGTAGCCGTCGCAGTACAGCTCGAACTGGTAGCCCCTGACCTGGATGCGGCTGTCCTCGGTGGAGGCGGCGAGCGCGTCGCCGAGGCCCATCCTGGCGACGAGCCGCCGCAGCACGGCGTTCGCCTCGCCGCTCACGGT